TGAAATACTTCTTCGCCTTGATGGCTGTTTTCTTATACCCCGTGGATGTTCTTGCCTCCCCGCGTTGTTTGGCCTTCATTATTCCTGAGACCAAATCCACAAACATTGCACCGATAGTGGCTGCGATACACAGGGCTATCAGTACAATGTGTATCATCATGTGCTCATTTATAAAATTGTAAATTACATCTCTCATATCATCTTTCAATCATTAATATTCTCTTTACGGCAGTAAACCGATACAAACCCTTGTCTGTATGCGGGGACACACTGTATCCCAGATTCATAAACAGGATTTGCGACAATCTCGGTTATCACTTATCGGCTGTGACTTCATTTATTATATCAACAAACTCTGATACATACAGAGTATATTTATTGGAAAAAGGAAACTGGGTTGGTACCATTATGCCGTACTGCATTTCAAGCTTTCCTATAAAATTCTCTTGTTTTACTTGGTCTTCAAGTGTCTGCAACTCATAGACATCAGCAGAGACAGACTGAAGTTGTGCATTTTCAGACGATGCATCTTTGATAATTGAGTAAGATACATCATAACGAGCATTGGCTGTTGTTTTCTCAGCACTCACGATTGTTGTAACAGATTTTACTTCCATAATTTTATTTTTTTAAGTTGTTATACGTTTTTAGCTATTTGTATCATTATCGTAAGATTATTTTTGTCTCGTATGCCGAATACAATTTTTGTAAAATCATTCAGGTATAATTGCTGTGTCAAGTCATTGATAGAAAAATTCATAGTATTGACATAACCATTTTCGTATGACAGCTCTCCTAAATCAGTACCAGCTATTTTTACCTTGGCTATGACTTGCACCAACAAATCATTTTTTACTATGTATACCACAGAATAATCCGCATTATCAGTACTAATATTCATTGTATATTCTTGCATACTAGCATCTTTCTTTATTTCTTTTATTTCTTCTTTCATAATACTTTATCTCCAATCATTATCATTAGAACCTCCAAACAATAAGCCTCTACCTAGAAGATTTGCAGTTGGTTGCGGATTCATGAATGGCAAAACATTCCATGCATAATGTACAGAACCGCCTGGCAATCCAGGATAATTTCCATTGCAATATATAAGCACATTTGTATAATTATTATTGCAGTTTATCATGTTCACTTTTTGTGTTACTGCAAGTTGCAATTCATAAAAGTGTTGATTTGATGATGTTACGTTAAATACAATTAGATCTACAGGCATACCAGAATAATCTCCTTCTGTACCATAACATGGAAGTTTATAGTATGTCCTACCATCGCTCGCTGTACCTCTTTCAAAGCTTTTATAGACACCTGCTTTATCCGCACCTTTCGGATAAAAATAGCCGCTGCTTCCCTGGACAAGAAGCGTGGTTCTGGTACGTGCTCCAAAATTACCACGAACCCATGCGTCAGACAGATAGTAACGCAATGAACGGCCATCTTTTGTACCTTGCTGATATTGGTCACCATCATACCATAATCTATCTCCATCAAGTCTGAGTGTTCCTTTTACGCTTCCATCGCTACCGACAGCTTGCAACTGTTTGAATGTACCAGTCGCACCACTTAGTTTACTTACTATTATTTCATCTGCTTTTATAAGGCTTGTTTTAATAAAGCCACCAGATATTACAGTCGTTCCAAGTTGTGCCAGTTCTATCTTTTTATTATAAGCAGCATCTGCTCTACTTTGTGCATTTGCCGCTGCTGTCTTTGCGGCATCAGCTGTAGACTTTGCCGTATTAGCCGTATTCTGTGCTGTTGTTGCTTTTGAATTGGCACTATCGGCTGTTGATTTAGCGGTGTTTGCAGTATTCTGTGCAGTCGTTGCTTTTGAATTAGCTCCATCCGCAGTAGACTTAGCTGTTTCAGCGGCTGATTTAGCTGTGTTTGCAGTACTCTGTGCCGTATTAATCTTCCCCTGTGCATCGCTGGCAAGAGAATTGAAAGTGACCATACCTGTCAAGGATAATTTCTTTCCGAGCATGGATATACCGCCAGTATCAATCGTAAATGATGATTTTACATCTTGAGTGGTTGGAGAATCATGCGGGCTTCTTGTCCAATCAGTAGCTTTTTTACCAACTTCAAGTTTTATGCCGTTTACCCATATTCTGCCATTTCTCACGTTATACCATACTGCACTGACTTTCACAGTACCGGCAGGACACGTGCCTGTACCTGCAAATCTGGTCCAAGTGTTATTTGTGCTAGGTTTTATATTAAAACCAGACTGCGTTATTCTGCCGCCGGATGAGTTATAATAGCGTATTTCCATACTAGCCCCTCTGTCGAATGAGCTGATATTGTCTGTACGAGAGAATAAGCTTATGGTAAACACATCTCCTTGTTTTGCAATTAAATAAGGTGTATTGATCTGTTCTCCACCTCGCCATGAATCACCCGTAAGGCCTGATGTTATCATTCTTAAAGAATTTCTTCCTTGCAAGGTTACACTTGAATCCACATCACCGCCAGACCAATAATCCCTATTGTGCAAAAAGTCTGTGTTAACCAACAAATTTGTTCCGCCAATCTGTAAATTGTTTACAGCATTATTCGCGATATTTGTGGCTTCAGAAGCTGTAATCTTTAATGATATACTATTGGCATTCTGCGTAATTTTAGATTCAGCGGTAGTTACACGTCCTGTCAAAGCGTCAACAGTGGACTTCGTCGCTCTCTGTTGAATTTCATTGGCATTTTGGGTGATTTTTGTTTCTGCATTAGACACCCTTGTTCCAAGTGCATTGAAATCTGATTTGTTGACTTTCTGCTCAATATTATTTTTATTGAGCGTTATCTGTGACCCCTGCTCAGTTACTTTTTGATTCAAGGCATTGAAAGTTTTACTATCAACCTTCAATGCAATTTGGTCTTTTACAACTTTTATCTCGGAGTTCGTATATGCCTTAGATGAAGATATAGCTTCTTCTTTAGCTGTTTTAACTGCCAAAGTTATTTTTCCATCAACAGCGGAAAGTTCAGTTTTTACACTTTCTATTTTATTATTGGCAGCATCCACTAGCTCTTTGGCTTTTGCAGATATAGCATTAAGCAAATCCGTTCTGGCATCATAATAAGCCTTGAATTTAGCACGAAAATCGGTACCTACTATATCGCTTGTAGTTGATAAAGAGGTTAACAATGGTGTAATATAACCGCTCAGTGCGTTATATGCATTGCCATATGCCGATTTTGATACACCATATTTATCAGCGGAAGCGTCATTCTTAGGTTTTTCCGAAACAATAATATCCCATTCTTTTTTTGTTTCGTGCTTTTCTTGTGCTGTAAGTTTATTATCATTTGCAATATCAGCTAATAAACTATTTGCCTTTTCTGATTCGCTTTTTGCCAAATCAGCATTTTTCTTCGCCTCTTCTGCAATTTTATTTGCGGCAATAGCAACATTATTAGCTGAATTGGCTGTATTTTTTGCGCTATCAATTTCATCTTTTACATTTTCACCTGTTTCAAAATGAAATTCCCCTGTAAGAATATTTGTTTCTGGAGATATCCTTGTCTTCTCCGTTCCTTTAAGACTATATGAATTAATTCCTTTATGTTGCGTAAAGGACGGTGATCCTTCTCCGTATGCAGAAATAATAATGGCATTTTGTCTGCCTTTATCACTACGATTACCTAATTGTACAATAGAGTCACCTGCCTTTGGTGCATCACTCCCGGAATCGCAATCTGTTTTACTTAAATCTATATAATTATCACCTGCACCAACAACAAGCCTCCAATAATATCTATTTGATACATTTTGACTTGTTCCTGTTTTTACATTAAATTCTTGGCATCTAGCTTGATCTCCAGCTCTAAACTCATTTTCTACTTCCTTTTCTGCATCTATGGATGGGAAATAGCATCTGTAAACATCTTCTAGTTCTTCAACACGTTCACAGGTCATACCGGCCGCACTGAATATCCAATTTCCGCCAGCGTAAGTAAGTTTTCTTATTTCAAGTTCGGTGAACAGGGCGCGTATGCGAACAAACAACTCATCCACTTCTAGGTACGATCTTCCTGTTTTCTTATCTGTTTTCAACATAAATCCAGTACCAAGGGAACCAGCCTTAAAATTGTCTGACTTTACCATTGTCCGAAGATTCAGTTCTTCTAGCTCGGCACGGGCGTCCTCACCGATGTAACCTCCGGAAACGCCGGGGATAAAGTCACCGAACTTGGCATAATTCTTAATCAATACTCCGCCTAGCAAGGATAGCAGGAAATTCGTAGAATCCTCCTTATCTTTGCGCAAAAAGTATTTGGTGAGCTTTTCTATATCAGAATTATCCATGTTTTCTAGAATCCCGATAAATATGCGCCCAATTCTTTCAGCTGTATTCTCTCCTTCTGTAGATGCGTTTCTTACTTGAAGAGCCAGTTTCTTTAATATATCAACAGAATCGCTCATTCTCCTATTACACGAAAAACAGTTCTATTAGATTTTAATTTCCCTTCACCGTTATAAAGTGGCATACCGCATTCTTTTAGGTAAAGCACGCATTCTTTCAGGTAGCGGTCAGCTATGCTACATGCATCGCTATACACCATCATCTTTTCCTTGAATACTGTATGACTGCTATATTCACCTTCCTTGTTCACGAAGCCAAAACGGGATACATTCCCATCTCCATTTTTGACAATACAGGCATAGGTATAATAAGCCAAAGCTACGCGAAGTCCAGTGATGATTATCTTCTTTTTACATTTAGTTTCATAAGTACCTCCGTCAAGCAGTAGCTGGTATTTTTCAGGATTTTTTTTCACGTCAAGGAACAGTTCGTCTCCCAACGCTGATTTGATGTAGATATTCTCCGACTCACGGATGTAGGTTTCTATCTTGTCAGGATCGAGATGTACAGACATTCCGCGAGACAAAGCCGATACCTCATCTGTTGTTATTAGATACTGCTGCATTTCGTACATACTTTAATGGTTCCACACTATAATCATTAGAGGGGTTGACTACTTCATACCAATAGCTGAATATACGGCTAAAGGTACGCTCTATTAAGCGTTGTTGCTTGCTTACGATAGAATTGTAATACTCGAAAGCATCTTCCAAAATATCGCCTGAGAATCCGACTTTACCAATACGGATGCAATACCATGGCTCTTGGCCATAAGCTGAATAAATACGTTCAACCACACTTGCGTCAGTAACGGTAAATTCTTTGTCGTAATTTTGTGAGTTCAGATTTATTATTTCAGGTTTTTCCTCATCGCTTTCTAAAGTAACTTCCATAATCTTTCCTGCATTCGTATCACCTTGCAACTGGATGAGTGTATTTGAGAAACTGTCGTCATCGTCTGTATCTTTCACTTCGTTGCCTTCTTCGTCAAAGGTTATGTTCGATCCCTTTTTGGTGAATACCATAGCGCCAGGGAAGAAATTATTTCGTACATTTCTGTACTTGACATTGGACAGCCCTTCATCGGTACTCATTTCTGTAGCCACCCGGTCACCTTTCCCGACAGGATAAGTATTTTTCCCGGCCATTGACACCCATAGGATTTGACCTTTGTAGTATTCAATGCCTCCGGCTGCTTCTATTTGAGCCAGTATAACATCTTTTTGAGGGTTAAAAACATCTATATAGTCGATGTTTTCTTTCTTGACCTGCAGAGCTTTCCCTTTACGTGTCTTCTTTCCGCTCCAGTCTGGATGTACTGCTATTTTTGCCACATAACCGTTTTCATCTTCTTCTGTCAGACGGCAATTTTCAAACGGTACGTGCTGCATCTCCACTATCTCACAGAAAACATTGTAGTTAACATGGATTGCTATTCCATTGAGTTCGGACATGTCTTTACATAGTAACATGTGCACATCATCCAATGTGTCACCTTTTCGATTGACTACATATTTGGAAAAAGCAACCTCACGGAATCCGTTTCCTTCAATGAAGTCAGCGAAACGGTCTGAGCATTCAGATGCAGTAGAGCTTGCAGCAATGATATTCTTTAATGTCTGCGGATATAGGTTGTCCTGTCCGTAGGCTTGAATTCCTAGATTTTGTAAATAGCTTGTATCAATGCGGTTACTGCTTTTCTTTTTTAGATCTCTTACTCTCATATTCGCGAGGTTTACGTTCGTCCTTTATTTCTTTTATTCAACTTTATCTTCGCCTTCTCCATTCATTGCGTTCACAATCTCAATGGCCTTGCTTAGATGCAGATTCAGAGCTTTTTTACTGATCTTCTTGCCGTTGATTTGGAAATCTTTCAACGTGTCAGCCACGGATTCTTCAGAAACTCCGTCTTGTAATGATTCTACCATTGAATCAAGCAGGCTTTGATTGTATCCACATTTGTTAACACGTTCTTTCCAGTCCGTAGGTACATGGGCGAAATAAATTTCACCTTTCGGATTTTTGGCAAGGTACTTTTCAGCAACTTCATCAGTGAGGTTGTCATTAGTGTACATTTTATTGCTTCCGAACTCCGGTTGAAGCAGGACACCATTTTTTAATATATAATTACATTTTTCTTTCATACGGTTATTCTTTTTGATGTAAACAGTCATTTCGATTACAGCATCGCGATAGCAGTCGTTACATGATGTCTTAGTGAATTCTTTTCCTAATACTTCCTTGTACAATCTTTCTATCTCCGATTTATCAGAAGAGGAGTAGGAGGGAAGATCTCCTAGCTCCTTTAATTTATCAACCACTTCTTCTAACTCCATAATTATTCAGTTGGTTTTGTCAGTGTTTCAACAAGCGTTTTTGTCGCATCGTAAGATGTTTTGTACAAGAATAATGCTGATTTGGGAACCTTGGTTTCTTGCAAAGAGATATTCCATCCCCCTTCCGTTTCTTCGGAATACTTGTCATTGCCGATCTCTGCGGCTTTCAAACCTTGGTAGTAACCGTAAACCTGGAAAGCTGAATCTCCCGGATTCTCGGTTTTATTTAACCCTTTAGCTTTATTTTCCAATACAACGACAAAATCACCGTTAGCAAGCCCATCAATAATGTCATTGCATACATCGGGGTCATTTGCTAATACAACCATGTTCACTGTGTTAGTGAACGTGTTACGATAGGTTCCTGTTGCCAAGGCTGTATTGGTACCTGTAAAGGGGGTTGCACCGAATACCTGTACCTTGTAACCTTTTTTACCTGTTTTCAGTGCAAGAGTTTCGATCACATTCTTACGGGTTGCGTTGAATGTAACCGCACCGAAATCCACGTCTGCGCGATTCATTATCACACCTTCCTGTTCCAGCCCGGGAACGATAGGATCATCGCACGATGGTGCGATGTCCTTTTTGATTGTTATATCACATATTGCCATATTTGCTCTTTTCGTTAGTATGCTACCTGTACCAACTCATCTTCGCCAATCATGGAGCCTAATTTTCCTGTTGAATAAATGTAGTTCTTGCGGGCTTTCTTATCAAACCAAATATCCAAGTCCGACATCGGTTCGGTGCCCTCACATCCATACATCAAGTTCT